CTGCTTTGACCAAACGCCATTTGACCACTCGCGGTAAATCTCCTGCCCATCGTCGTCTTTGATGATAAATGGAAATGTCTTTATGTTTAGTTGTTGTGCAATTGTTTTCATGTGTGTTTTTTTGCGTGATTTAAAATTTTTTCGCTGTCTGCCCGTCCTAGAAATGCGTGATCGTAACAACTGATGTTCACGGCTGCACGACGCACCCATTGACTTCCATCGAAGTAGCTAACTGTGCCGTCTGTGTGTAGTGTAATTGCGCGTCCATCTTTGATATTTGGTACAATCCCAATTTTGCATTTCATGGCTGTTCGTCCTCTTTTCTAGCTTGGATCATTGCGTCTGCAAGTTCATAGGCGACCCTTGAATTATCTTCATCTGACGTCGAGGCGCAGCCATTGTGACAAATCAGCCCCTGCAATACGAATGCCGCAAAATAATCGCGTATTGATAATCCTCCGACAGATTTAACCTTTTCTTCTAACATTCCGAGTCCGTTAACATACCTTTCCGATATCAGATTTGCGGTGACGCTGCCTCCGTTGTCAATTTGTTTGCTCATAGTGTTTTTAGGTTAAAGTTGTTACTCCTTCATTTACGGGTTAATCATCCGTTGTTTTACTTTTAATCATCCGTTGTTTTACTTTATACCATACTGCGATATTACCACATTCCAACCCCCGATCAGGTCGCTCACACCTACTTCAGTCCCTCACCACATGCTGTGACCGATAGCTAGTCAGTGTGCCAAGGTGGATTGAATGGGGCTGGCGGATTGAACCCTTTACCCCAAGTAGGTAGTTTCAGTATGCCCTCATTGCGGAGGCTGGAATGTAATGACAGACGAAACGGCCTGTCAGCGTTTAAGAAATTTATTCTTTGCAATTGCAATACGGCTCGTCTTGAATAAAAGCTGGCACTGGATTGCCAAACTTCATCTTCACCTCTTTAATCATCTTTAGTTTACTATCGCATTTTGCCATTGAAGTTTTTAAGTTTTCTTCGTATGCGTGTGCAAGGTCATAAAAAGCAAAAAATGCGTATGCAAGTTCAACCAAGTCACTATTTAAGTGAAGTATTGTGCCTTCGTCATTGCTGCTTGAATGAATTATCTGTTGTGCTTTTTTTATTGCGCTCATATTTTTTTGTTTAGTTTCTTTTTGTTTATGCCCATGGCTTTTTTGAATACATTGCTCGTGCCTTACCAGCGCAAGCCATGAATCTTTTCGTTTCTTTATCAAACCAAGTGTTTGTCATTGGCAGTTCTCCTGTTGCTCTTTGCTTTCTGCAAATCAATTTGCCGCAAGGCGTTGATTCCCAGAATTCCTGTATTGTTTTTTCCGTGAAATCATTTGCTTTCATTTCTGCCATTTTCTCATGCTTTGCAACATCCCTCCATACGGTGATGATGTTGTCTGGCATGTTGCCCCATTCACTGGCTCCTTGGATTTCTGCAATTGCCGGGGCACTTGACACCCCTTCGCTGCTTTTCCGTGGATGCGCAACTACATGAACATGAACTGGATAGCTTGAAGCAAATACTCGAATTGCATCAATCGCGCTAGCTTGCGCTGTGTTGTCTCCACGATCAACGTCCATTGTCATCACGTTATCAATGACGAAATTGCTAGCACCATACCTCTTGTGCGCATGAATAAACATGCTTACAAGCTTGGCTGGGTTCGCTTTCTCCCTGCTTTTGTAAATAAACACATTCTCGCTAAGGTATTTAAATGCTGCTTCAAAGTCATCTGTGTCTACGATTCCAGCATTGCCAGTCATGTTCATTAGGATTGATCCAAATGTCCTTTCTGGAGGCTGTTCAAAAGAAGCAACTACACTCATCACCCCACGCGCAGCTAAATTAGCTACTTGGTTCTGAACGGCTTGTGACTTTCCTTGACTCGTGTATCCAAACCATAGAGTGACTTCATGTTTTCTGAATGTGATGTCAAATCCTGGAATAAAGAAAGGATCTCCATCGCTGAGGTAGTCCCCACGAATGAAGTCTTTAACTCCATCTTTCATCTCACACGCATTTACAATTTCCGCAAGTTGCCCACGCGCTGTTGATTCAATCAGGTTCTCGATCTCATTTTGACGATTTGCTTTGAGCATGTCGTTAGGATCTTTGAGTGGGAGCGTTACAAGAATGCAACGATCAACTCCAAGCCTTGCTGATATTTCTGAAGCACATCTTTTGCCAGCATTATCATTGTCCATAATGACAACAATTGTGTCAAAATATGAAATGTATTCATAATCTTCTTTGATCCAATTCATATTGGAAACGCCAGAAGGGATGGACACGGCAGATAACCCGGCCTCATGCATTGCCATTGCGTCCCATTGTCCTTCAACAATGATTAGCTTGTCTGTTTTTTTATTAGGGTCACAAACATCTTTGCCAAATAACGAATGAATAGGTGATTGATTGCACCACATATTCTTGTTGTTATCAGGCATCCAATGTTTGGTCATCCCAATATTCATATCACAATCATAATGAGGGAAAATGAACTCACCTTTAGGCCCTGTTGCTACTCCATAAGCCTCCAATGTTTTCTTGCTGATTTTTCTACTTGCCGCGTAGTCAATACACTCCTTGCTCAATGTTCCCATTGTTTTCGCAAGTTCCTTGTAGTTGGTTGACCTTGTGGCTCCAGCGAAGTTCTGAATTGGTGTTACGTTAAGAAAGTTCCCAAGCCAAGCGATACTCGCTGGAATGGTCATTCCCTTAACGATTGATACTAGTTTCCACGCACTTCCCTTGTTTGAGTTGTTTGCATGGTCATAGAACTGTCCAATATTGTGTGACTTTGTTGAGATGCTTAGGCTTTCACCCGGGTTCCCTTCAACATCACCAATACGATAGCATCCAACTTGCTTTTTAGCATGTGGAAACAACGTCAAGACGAACTCGTCAATTCGTTGTTCCAGTTTGTTCTTGATTTCATAAAGATCGTAAATATGTTTTGCTTCACTCATTTTTCAAAATGTCTTCGTTCACTTTTTCAATAGCATTGCTAATTTTTTCAATCTTGCATATGTCGGCAATTGTTGCAATTAACGTAATGAATAGGTTGACGTTGATTTGATTTGCAAATGGGATTGCCTTAAGGAATGCGGTTACACTACCTCCAAGGATTTTCATTGCTTCATTATCCGGAAGTTTCTTGAAGTCTTCTAATGACTCCTGTGTTTGAGGATGGCTAGAAACATATGATGTCAATGCTTGCTGTAGGATTGTTGTCAGCGCATTAATATCTGCTATGGCTTTGTTGGCATATTCCTGTGCCTCAATTCCATCGTCTTGCCCTCGATCTCTATCTTGTTGTTCTTCAGGTCGATCACTATTTTCCCAGTTGGTTTGTTCATTGTCTTTGTTCTTGTCCATAAATTTTCTTCGTCGCATACCACGTAATCAAGAGTGTTCTCTTTACATGCAGCAATAATGTCTTCTGCTTTTTCTTTTGTGTCAATGTCAGCGAGGATTTCGCTTCCTAGCTTTTTGCATAGGCTTGCTAGTTTCCTTACGTGTTTTGCTGATAGTCCAAGGTCTTCTGCTTTTTGCAGGATTGTGTTCTTGTCTTCTTTGCTAATCTTCGCGTAGTAAGCTTCTTTGTGGTGACTGAATGAGAGCTTGAATTGTTTTCCATTGTATTCCTTAAAGACCCCTACGGCAGTAACAATCGTATTGTAGGCTTTATCTGAAATCTCACCAACTTGGCTTACATCAAACTCAGCGCCAAAGTAGTTCTCTAGTTCTGAGGTGATGCTTCCAAGTAGCCATGTCGAGTAGTCATCAATCTTGTTTGTTAAGTCACGCGCTACAAAAATGCGATCAATAACTTCGTATGCCTCCTTGATTGTTGGGGGATTGTTTGCTCTTAGGGTTGCTTGACCTCCTTCTCGGATCGTGAAGAAGTTGGAGATTGGATCTGTGACAATTCGCATCAAGGACGCTACTTGTGTTTCTTTTTCTTCAGTAACAGTCGTCACGTATTGAACAACTGGAAATGAACTCCATTCAGTATCTTCTTCTACCTTATCAGAAAGCAAAGACAAGAATGTCTCAACTCTTGTTTTCAAAACTCCGCTATATGCTTCAGTGTTAACTTCTTTGTCGTTTTTTAGTTTTGCGATGATTTCAGCAATCACGTCACAAGGAATGCTATACTCTTCACTGAGATATGTGATGTCCTCATCTTCAATTTTCACATTGCCATCAATATAAATATCTTTCATAATTCTAATCTTTTGCTTTTGTCTTGGCTTATTGAGCCATTGCTAATGTTGCTGTTTCAAGAAGACTCGCACCTTTTTTGACATTGGAGTTCCATTCGGCCTCAAACCTTGAAGCTGCAAGTTGTTTTGTTGCGCTAGAAGCACCCCAGTTACTTGTGTAAGACTGTGAGCCACTCTCTTTGCGATTGGATGATTCATGAGTCTCAAACTCAGTGAGTGCTTGAAAGGCATCAAGCCTTGTCTTGCCTTCATTTCCTCGTCCACTTTCAAACAATTCGCCAACTCGTGCCGCTTTTTGAACAAGTCCATTGGTTCCTTTTGTCATGTTGCGTCCTTGAATACCAGCTGCCCATGCTTTTGCTTCATCTTTAGAGCATGGTTTCTCGTGCGCCATCTGAAGCATTTGCTTGAACATATTAGATGTCCCGGCAAATCCGTCAATAGCAGAAATCAATTTCTCGACGTTAATTTCAAGCATTTTAGTATGCTTTGCTTTACCAATTTCAGTTCCAGTGCTTAGGCTAGCCATGAATGTATTGTTGCAAACTGTGCAGAAATTTAGATACTTGGCAGTCAAAGCTGTTGTTTTGTCGAAAGAGTCAAGAATCGTAATGTAGTCCTTGAACTCTCGGCCAGCCACCTCGAATCCTTCAGTAACCTTGATGGAAGCAAAAATCTTCTGACGATTGTCAACTGTTCCAGCAGAAACGATTTGATACTTTGTTTCCCCCATACCCTGACGAAGCACTTCCCAGAACATCTCGATTGATGAGGGGCAGTAACTTGATCCGTATGGCTGCCCAACCGGAAGCCAGTCATCACTAGCCAGCAGGATTTTGTATTCTGGATCTTCAACTAGAACATCATGCTCCAGCCCTGTGAGCTGATCCATTTCCTTTTTCTTATACAAGATTGGCGATTCAACTACCTCAAAAGGCATTGAGTTCTCCCTAGTTACAACCTCGTTTATTGATGTTTTGTGATGCCATGCTTGTTCAATTCCTGATTGAATGTCTCTTTCTTGAATTAGGTGTGCCATTTTGTTTGTGTTTTCTTTTTTTTCTTTTATTGTTTTGGCCATGAGGCCATCTGGTGTTGCGATTAATCCGCCTGTTTCTGTTGTCTGGAAAGGTTCAACCGTTATGGTTAGTTGCGCGACGAGAGCGCTGAAAGAACTCAAACTTCCCATTGAAGAAGTTGATGAATTTCTTGGTCTTGTATATTTGCAAAATCCACAATTGGTT